CGTGAAGTGCCGCTACTTCGAGTCGCCGGTGACGCTTGTGCAGTTCCTCGGGCCGAAATTCGTTGATCTGTGCCTAGGCGGCCAGTACGACTCGCCGAAGCAGGCGACTGGCGGGCAACGGCCGGACGATCGGCCGACCGTCAAGGGCTGGCAAGGCGAGGACCAGGCGAGGTTTGAGGCGACAAGGCAGAAGGCGATGAAACAACTCGAGCACGAGGCCAACCGATGACGACCCGATGCACCCACTGCTCGGCCCCGGCCCGATGGCGAGACGGCAACGGCCTTGCGTTCTGCGGCTCGCACGTTCCGACGAACGGCAAGCCGCTGGTGAGGCTGCCGCCACCGCCGGAGCCGCAGGCCGACATCCTTGAGCGTCTCGATCGTGTCTTGAGAGAGTCGGAACTGCTGACGATTAGCCAGATCGGCTGGCACGACGGCGGCGGAGTCTTCCGCGTCAGCTCTCGCGTTGTCGAGGACGCCGCCGTTGAGATCCGCCGGCTGCGTGCGTTGATGCCGCCAAACGGCCACCAGCCGGGGGTTTGACGAGACGAAATGTGCGGTAGGTTGCGATCTGGTCGGAATCACTCACACGGAGGTGACACATGCGGACGATCACGGCGATTCTTGCGGTTTCTCTCTTCGCGGCCACGGTTCACGCGGCCCCGCTGCGGAAGACGACGACCCGGCCGACAACGTGCGTGGGCGGGCAGTGCGCCAAGGCAGTCACGGCACCGGTGCGAGTGGTGCGGCGGGTTGTCGGTCGGTGACGAGACGGCACCAATCATCCAAGGCCGCACGGCCCTCGGGCAGGATCCCCAACGGGAAATGCGGGTTCGACCCCCGCTTGGTGCCCTGTGAAAGAAAACGGGTCGAAGGTTGAACAGCGGACAGAGTTATTCAAGCGGCGCGGCCGCGGGATGGGTGAGGGATGAGTGAACGACGACACGCCTGGAGCAGCGACCCCGCGCGCGACGCCGCCGTCCGAGCGGCAGAGGACGGCAGGAGCGGGCCGCTGCCGACGCTGAAGGAGGCGATTGCGGCTGTTACAAAAACGATGTCGGAAAACGGCATACGTGAGGAAATGGAACAGGGAATGCGGACGGATCGGGTGGTGTTTGAGGTGACGCATCTAGGCCCTCGATCTGCCGCTGAATGGGATTGGAGCTACCACATTCGACCGCGTCACATTTTCGAGTCCGTCCGCGTCGTGAGCGACGAGGAACGGGAGGAACCGCCGAGAGTGCATTGCGGTTCCGGTGTGTTTGACTCCAACGGCGACGAAGTGCCGTGGGAGGATGTTGTTGCAACGCTCGCCGAAGAGCGTGAAGCCGCCGCGCAACTTTCCCGAGCGGTGCAGATTGAGCCGTGCGGAGGCCAGACCGAGAAGAAATGCACCGAGCGGGAAAGGCAGGCCGCGAGCGGCGGCAACGGTCAAGGATCGCTTGACGGCTCGACGCGGGCCGCGAGCGGCGACGGGGAGCCGGTGGCGGACGCCAAGCCATTCGCGTGGGCAGTGGTCGAAAAGGGAAAGGCCTCTGCGTGGTGCTATGCGTTTCGCAGCGACAGGGATCAAGCACAACGAGAGTTTTCGGCGTCCGATTTCTCTTACTTCCCCCTCTATCGCCAACCTCCGCGGCCGCGCGGGTGGTTGACGCATGATGAGCGGTCGGTTCTTGACGTTGCCAGAACCATCCTCGATCAATCCGGGCAAACAAACATCGGAATTACCATTGACGCCCTCCTCGCCCGCTCGACGCCGCCGGAGGTGGTGCTGCCTGCGTTGTTTTCTCGGAGCAACCTTGGTGATCGGTTGCTTGTGGAACAACAGGTCAGGCAAGCCCTCGCCGCGGCGGGCGTGGTGGTGAAGGAGGTGGTGTGATGGGTAGAGCTGCACGCGAGAAGGGCAAGCGTGGCGAGCGTGAGGCAGCTGCCGAGCTCGGCACGTTGCTCGGCGTCGATGCCCGCCGCGGCGTGCAGTACCAGGGCGGGCCAGACTCGCCCGATGTCGTGCTGGACGGAGTAGCGATTCACGTTGAGGCGAAGCGTACGGAGAAGCTCACGTTGTGGCCTGCGATTGAACAGGCTCGAGCGGATGCACCCACCGGCAAGGTGCCGATCGTGTGGCACCGGCCGAACCGCAGAGGCTCAGTCGTAATTGTCGAGACGGCGAGACTGTTGGAGTTGGCGCGAGAGTTAGTGAGGGCGGCTGACGCGGGTCCTTCCCGCTAAATCGCGTTGATCGGGGCACTGCGATCCGCCAAGATTTTGTGTGTTTTTTAGCCACGAACGGATTCGGTGACTGAATGGCGGTCCGATCCGATCAGAAACGCCGCACCGACGACGCCCAGGCGAAGCGCGACGCCGAGCGGTACGACGACATCAAGTCCCGCACCGGCGAACGCTCTCGCCGAGTCTCAGCCGCCGGCCGCGACATCGGCCCGCCGCCGGCGATCGTCGATCCGGCCCGCCGCGATTCCTGCCGGCTGGACTTCCGGCTGTTCTGCGAAACGTACGCCGCGGAGTCATTTCCGTTGGCGTGGTCTCCCGACCACCTGACCGCAATCGCCAAAATTGAAGGCGCGGTGCTCCGCGGCGAACTGTTCGCTTTCGCCATGCCTCGCGGTTCCGGCAAGACCACGCTCTGCGAGTGGGCTTGCCTTTGGGCACTGCTGAACGGACACCGGCAGTTCATCACGCTGATCGGCTCGGACCAGTCGATCGCGGAGCAGATGCTCGACAGCATCAAGAGCCACCTAGAGCAGAACGACCTCCTGGCGGCCGATTACCCGGACGCGACCTACCCGATCCGGGCGCTCGAAGGAATCAACGCCCGCGCCCGCGGCCAGACGATCGACGGCAAGCCGACGAAAATCGAGTGGACAGCCGACCAGATCACGCTCGCCACAGTTCCCGGCGGGGTGTCTTCCGGTGCCGCCGTTCGCGTGGCCGGCATCACCGGCCGCATCCGTGGCCTGCGGCACACCCGTCCCGACGGGAAAACGATCAGACCTGACCTCGTGCTGATCGACGATCCGCAGACGGACGAATCAGCAGCGAGCCCCTCGCAGTGTGCCACACGCGAGCGGACGCTTTCCGGAGCGATCCTCGGCCTCGCTGGCCCCGGCAAGCGAATCGCCGGCCTCTGCACCGTCACCGTGATCCGCACCGACGACCTCGCCGACCGGCTTCTCGATCGGCAGAAGCACCCGTCGTGGCAGGGCGAACGGACGAAGCTCGTCTACGAGTGGCCGGACGCCGAAGACGATTGGAGCCAGTACGCCGAGTTGCGGCGCGAGGGTCAGCGGGACGGCACCGGCACCGGCGCGGCCGACGAGTTCTACCGGCAGCGTCAGACGAAGATGGACGACGGCAGCCGGGTGGCATGGCCGGAGCGGAAAGCCCCGGACGAACTGTCGGCGATTCAGCATGCCTGGAATCTCCGTATCGACCGCGGCGAGGCGGCGTTCAACGCCGAGTTCCAGAACTCGCCGCTGGCCGACGACATCACGACGGACAAGCTCGACAAGCGGCAGCTCCCGCTGCGGGCGACGAACATCGCCCGCGGGATCGTTCCGGCAGGCCACACGAAGCTCACCGCGTTCGTGGACGTGCAGGACCGGTTGCTTTACTGGCTCGTCGCGTCGTGGTCTGAGTCGTTCGGCGGGCACGTCGTTGCCTACGGGGCGCACCCGGATCAAGGCTCGTCGTTTTTCGAGGCCGGTTCGGCTCGGAAGACGCTGGCACTTGCATCGCCTGGGGCGGGCTTTGAAGCGTCGCTACGTGCCGGACTCGACGAGACGGCCCGTCTGCTCTTGGCCCGCGACTGGCCGCGAGAAGACGGCGTCCCGATGCGGATCTCTCAGCTCATGGTCGATGCGAACTGGGGGCAATCGACGGCGGTGGTGAGGAACTTCGCTCGGTCGTCTCCGTTCGCGGCACAGATACTGCCGAGCCGCGGCAAGGGCGTCGGGGCATCTGGGACGCCGATGGGGCCGCGGAAGAATCGCGGCGACCGGGCGGGTCTGAACTGGCTCGTCGGCAAGACCGCCGAGGGAACGCAGATCGAAGCGACGTACGACACGAACTTCTGGAAGACGTTCATCTCCGGCCGTCTGCGGCTGGGGCTCGGCGATCCGGAGGCGATCATGCTGCACGCCGGCAATCACGAGATGCTGATCGAGCACCTCGTGGCCGAGTTCCCGGTGCGTGTCGAGGCCCGCGGTCGGAGCGTGGACGAGTGGAAGTCGGTCGCCCGCGACAATCACTGGTGGGATTGTCTCGTCGGGTGCGCCGTCGCGGCATCGATCACCGGCCTCGAGCCGGCCGCCAGCGAGGGCGGATTCCGCAAGCGCAAGAAAGTCAGCATCCCGACCGGCCCTGACGGCAAGCGGGTGATCGTCACGAAGCGGCACAAGGCGTAGCCACACCCCCTCTCGATCCGTTGCCGTCTCCCGCATCGTGGAGGCATGAGCGACGAACTTGCCAGCAAGATCGACACGGTGGCCCAGGGGCCGAAGCGCGTCCGCACCGATGCCGGTGAGGTGGAGTCGCAGTCCCTGGCCGACATGATCGAGGCGGACAAGTACCTCGCGGCCCGGAACGCCACGGCCGCCAGTAATCGCGGGCTGCGGTTCAACAAGTTGATTCCGCCGGGGACGACTTGAATGGCGAAGCGCACCTCACCGAAGGCGCGAGCGAGCCGCAAGGCACCGGCTCCCCGTGCGCCCCGGCAGGTGACGGTCGTCAAGCAGACCGTCCGCGCCCGCTACGACGCCGCTCAGACGAGCGACGACGCTCGTCACTGGGCCAACGCAGACTCGCTGTCTGCCAACGCTGCTCTCGTGCCGGAAGTGCGGCGGATCATCCGCAATCGCGCCCGCTACGAGCGGGCCAACAACGCCTACGTCCACGGGATCTGCACGACGAAGAGCAACGACCTCATCGGCATCGGGCCGCGGGTGTTGCTCTCGACCGGTGTTCCGGCGGCGGATCGTTCGATCGGACGGGCGTGGTACGACTGGTCGTGGCACGTCCGCCTGGCCGACAAGCTCCGCGTTGCCACCGAGGCGAAGTTCTTGGACGGCGAGGCGTTCGCGCTGCTGTTCACGAATCCCCGCCTCGACTCGCGCGGGGTGCAGCTCGATCTGCGGCTCATCGAGGCCGACCAAGTCGCATCGCCGGCCTACCAGTGGCAGCAGACCGTGTCGCCCGACGGGTCGCTCGTGGACGGCGTCGAGCTTGACGTGTACGGGAACGTGATCGCGTTCCACGTCCTAAAGTCGCATCCCGGCAGCAATTACCTGATCGGCGTCAACGAGTACGACCGCATCGCCGCCCAGGACATGCTGCATTGGTTCCGCTCGACGCGGCCCGGCCAGCACCGCGGGATCTCGGAGTTGGCACCGTGCCTCCGGCTGACCGGGAACCTGCGGCGTTACACGGAAGCCGTGATCCGGGCCGCCGAGATCGCCGCCGACCTCGCCGCGTTCGTGCATTCCAACTCGCCAGCCGCTCAGGTTGACGAGGTCGATCCGTTCGCGGCTATCGAGATCGAGAAGGGCACGCTCACCACGCTACCCGAGGGCTGGGATATCTCCCAGCTCAAGGCGGAACAGCCAACCAACACGCACCAAGCCTTCACGCGGACGATCCTCGGCGAGATCGCCCGCGGCGTCAATCTGCCGTACCACAAGGCGGCTTTCGACGCGAGTTCCTACAACTTCTCGTCGGCCCGCCTCGACGGCTCGCTGCACGACCAAAACGTCCGCGTTGACCGCGACGAGCTCGAGCGATCCTGGCTCGACCGGATCTTCTCCGCGTGGCTCGACGAAGCTCTGCTCGTCCCCGGAATGATCCCAGACGACCTTCCACCAGTCAGCGAGTGGAACTGGCAGTGGGTGTGGAACGGCAACGACGGCATCGATCCGGTCAAGGAATCCAACGCCACCGAGACGAAGCTCTCCACGCTCACCACCTCGCTCTCCGCCGAGTACGCCCGGCAGGGGAAGCAGTGGGACGAAGAGCTTCGGCAGATCGCTGCCGAGCGGCAGTTGATGGCAGAGCTTGGTCTGACGATCGGCAATCGGCCGTCGCAGATCGTCGTCCCGCAGCCGGATGCCGTCAACGCTGCTGCCGTACCGACCGTCACGGCCGCCGAGTCGTACCAGCCTACTGCCGAGATGCGGGCCGAGGCCGAACGTGGCCTTGCCTGGCGTCGTGAGTTCGGCCGCGGAGGGACCGAAGTCGGCGTGGCCCGTGCCCGCGACATTGCCAACGGCCGGCCGCTCTCGCTCGACACCGTCCAGCGGATGGCCAGCTACTTCGCCAGGCACGAGGTGGACAAGCAGGGCCAAGGCTGGAGCCAGGACGAGGACGGCTATCCGTCCGCCGGTCGCATTGCCTGGGCGCTATGGGGCGGTGACCCCGGTCAGGCGTTCGCTAATCGCATCACCGAGGGAGCCAACGCATGAGCAATCTATCGATCCGATCTGCCGTCAAGTTCCTCCGCGCCGACGATCACGGCAGCGAGGGCGAAGGACTTTCGACGCCGCGGATTCCGAGGTTTTCGATGGTCGGCTACACGGGCGGGCTGATCCGCCAGATGTGGAGCAAGGAGCCGATCGTCATCGACCTCGCCGGCATGACCGTGCCGGCGGTCATCCCGATCGTCTTCGGCCACGACTACTCGCTCGAGGCCGTCCTCGGCCAGGGCACCGGCACCGTCGGCAATCAGCTGGTCATCGACGGCGCGATTCTCTCCGTCTGCGAAGCCGCCATGCAGGTCGTGCAGCTCGGCGACCGCGGCTACCAGTGGCAGGCATCCGTCGGCGCTGACGTTGACGAGGACTACCTCGTCGCGTCTGGCGATACCGCACAAGTCAACGGGCAGACCTTTCAAGGTCCGGTCCGAATCGTAAAGCGCTCCACGCTGCGGGAGTGTTCGTTTGTCACCCTCGGGGCCGACGCAGCGACGGCCGTCACCATTACCGCCAAATCGGCGGGGGAGTCTCCTATGTCGAATGAGACGCAGGCCGCCGTCGACGTGATGCCGACCGGCCCCGATGTGCAACAGACTGACGCAATGCCAACCGGACCTTCCGACATGGCTTCGGCCGCGCCGAAGGTTGATCTCGCTTCGATTCGTGCCGAGGTGGTTGCCGATGTCACCCGCGAGGTGAAGGCGACGCTTCTCAAGGATCTCCGCGACGTGCGCGGCGGTCCGGCGATCCACGCCAGCAAGCCGCAGCTCGACGACGATCAGGTCACGATCGCCGCGATGCAGGTCGTCGGCGGACTCGGCAAGCAGATCGAAGCCAAGTACGGCGATTCGCCGATGGTCGAGGCCGCGAACAAGCGTTCCCGCACGATCGGCCTGCAAGAGGTGCTCGTCAGTGCCGCTCGCAAGGGCGGGTATGACGGTGTCCACAAGGTCACGGCCGGGAACATCGGTGTGATTCTGCGGGCCGCGTTTGCGACCCACAACATCTCGAACATCCTCGCCGCGACCTACAACAAGTACTTGCTCAACGGCTTCGAGGCCGTCGAGTCGGTGTG